AACGCGGCTTCAGCGGCCTTCTGGGCGCCTGTTTTGGCGCGTGATCCAACTTTGGCTCTGGTGACAGCCGGCATGGCGTCGTCGAACTCGCGGTCGGTGCCGATTCGGGCGGCGACTTCGTCGTTGCTGGCGATGCCGCGCTCGATCCCGTATCCGAGGTAGCCCAACGCGCGCCCTAAAGCGCTCGTATAACCCACCATGTATTCCGAGTTTTTCGTGTAAGCGGTTCGCCCAGGAATCGGCTCGAGGACCGATCCCAGGACGGGCTGTGTGTCGTCCGGTGTCTGGTAGACGCGAACTGTGCAATGCAAGAAGGTCTGGTCGCCAATCTCGATGATGGCGAACGGCAGCTCCTCGACGCGCAGATCGGGGTGGTCTTTCAATGCCATTTTCAGGCGTTCGTTGACGGTGACGTATCCGTCTAGGTTCATGCGTTTCCTCCATTGCATGTGTAGGTGCCGCTCATGTACCACGGCTTCCACGGACACCAGCCACGGCGGTCGGCGTCTTCGTAGATCTGTCGGGCGATCAGCAGATTGACCGCGGGATGCTGTAAGTCCTCTTTCGTGTAGCCGAGCTCGAGGACGAGCGGCGCCCAGGTGCGCCAGTTGACTTGTGTAAGGCCGTGGTCGCCGGTGTCTGACACTTGTGTCGGGTCACAACGGGACTCGCGCCACATCACCTCATCGAGGACGGGCAGGTCGTCGATCTCCCATCCCATCGCTAGCGCGTGTCCGAACCATTGCTCACACTTCGCGGTGTCGATGTTGCGCTGGTATTCCGCGGCCTCTGTCGGCATTTCCAACGGGTCGCAGTTGACAGGAATGATCGCCATCACAGCGATCCATAACAACGTCTTCATTTTTTCCTCCATATCGGGTCGGGGTCCGATGGAGCCATTATGCGGATTTTCCGCAGGCTAGTCAAGCCATACCAGATACGATGCCGTAACGCGGCCCGCCTCTGGGTCGACGTAATGCAGACGCTGGCTCGGATGGCCAGTCGCGGCCATGAACTCCTTGGCGTACACATTCTCCGATTCTGGCGAACCGGTGACATAGATCTGACCGCCGTTCGCCATAGTCAAAGTCATCGGCGTATGGAAGTGGCCCATGTACACATCCGAGAATGCCTCGGGGATCACGCCGGTCGACCATTGGTTGCACTTGCGAAGAATGCCGAACGCTGGCGTATTGCCACCGAATGACTTGATCTCGTCGCCATGCACCAGCAAAGCGCCGTAGTTGCCGATCTCGACGATCTGGTACCAAGCCGGCGACGTATTCCATTGGATACGTTCGTCCTCGAGGCGGTCGCCGGCGATCTTGTAGGCGACGCGGTCAATGTTGTCGGCTCCTGGCATGTCGCCCTTGCGGCCGAGCCGGCCGTGGTTGCCGTATTCGCAGGTGACGGTGACATGCTCGAAGATGGCGAGCATCCGGCGGACGAAGTCTTCCATGAGGCCGGCGGTGGCGAACAGCTGCTCGAACAGGTGCGCTTCGACTTCATAGGGTTGCCCTGGGAAGATGCCGAGGCCTTCGACCATGTCGCCGCCGAACATGACATGCGCTTCTTTGACGGGGTGATCGGCCCGTTGGATCTCGGTCATCGTGCCGATCTTCTCAGCGAACCGGTGGATGCGTTTCCGGCAGGTGTCGATGTCGTAGTCGGAGGTTTGTTTGCCGAGCTGCCAGTCGGTGGCGTGAATAAGCGCAACCTCGGCGTTTTTATTGCGTTTGTCGCGTTTAGGTGTAGGAACGCTTGGAGCGCGTCCAAGTGTGACGGCCGCGTCTTTCGCCGCCTGATAAACGGCCTCGACGATGGCTTCTGATTTGGCGTGCGCTTTACGGGTAGCGCGTTGCTGTCTAACCAGGGCGTCGCGGAGCTCTTGCAGCTCTACTTCCTGGTCGAAGTCATCGAGCATGAGCCCGTCGCCATTGTGCGATCGGATACTCGGAGAGCTCGTATCCCCACTTCTTCAACACCGCTTTGATGGTCGGCGTGCTGTAGCTGAGATCCATCAGCGCGGCGTGAAGCGCTTCGGATCGGTCGGTGTCGAGCTCCTCAAGAATCTTCTCAATCTTTGGGGTTGCCGGCTTAGGGCGTGCGGCTTCGAAGTCTGACATGTCTGGCACAGTTGCCTCCTTGTGCTAGTTGAACAAAGCCTTCCAAGTGTTCGGGCCGACCAAACCATCCACGGTGAGATGCTGGTCGGATTGGAAGGTCTTGACGGCTCCCTCGGTGACAGGGCCGAAAATGCCATCGACAGGGCCGACTTTGTAGCCGAGCATCTTCAGCTCACGCTGAATCAACTTGACGCGCGACTTGGCTGAACTGCCGCGCTTCGTGACATGGCCTGAATAGCGAGGTCCATCGACGAAGGCCGGCTGAGTGGTCTGTGCGGGCAGGCCTTCGACGATGCGTTCTGAGATGGGTGAGGCGTAGCCCCAAGTGTCGGGTGTGACCTCAAGGTGCAGGTGGTCGTTGACGGCGCCTGGGGGCCGTCCGATCCAGCCGCGGCCTACCTCCCAATAACGCTTCGCCCAGTAATCGTGAATCCGCTGGATGCCGAGCACTTCGTGATGCTCGATGAGCCACGGAATGACTTCGTTTTCGACGGTTTCGCGGGTCGGTGCGTTTGGATGATTCCCGTCGCGCCGATACGAATAGTCATGCGCCGCCCCAAAACTATGGGACGACCAGGCGGTCCCGCCACGGATCGGACGCCGGCCATAACAGCCAAGGTTCCAGAAGCCCCAGCGCTCCTCGAGGTACTTGCGAATCTGAATAAGGTTCGGTGAGCAGGTGTCAAACGGGGCGCGTGGGGTGTCCCGTTGCCAGCTGTGGTAGTTCAAGACTTCTTTCCGATGATCGGGGTCACATCGTCACCTCGACGGGCCGCGATGCCGTTGCCGACGGCGTAACCGGCGATCATGCCGATCAGACCGGTGCCGGCCTCGTTCGAGATCGAGTCGGTGATCAGCAGAAGCGTGACACAGACCAGAGCGACGAGGGCGATCATGGCTTTCGACGGGTTTGCGATGTTCATCTCTGTCCAATCCACAAGCAGAAGACGACGATCACGCTCATCGCTAAAGCAAGCGCGGCCGTTTTAGCGTCTTCGCTGGTGACGATCATGCGGGCGGATTAGGGAAGTCGGCGGTCGGTCCTGGTGTCCAGCTCGCGGGAAAGTCACGCAACTGTTGACGGTAGTTAGCCCATGCTTGTTTGTCGGTCGGTGCGTCTGGGGTCATTGCCCAATCGGATGCGGCAAGAAGGCCGTCGCGTGCGTCGCGCATTTGCCGTTCGTTGCTGTGGTCGCCGTCGCTGAATCTGACAATCATGGTGTGTCTCCAAGATCAACTACCCACATTTGCAGATCGTAACTAGCGCCGAACAAGGTGCCGGTGCCAGTTGAGGTTGAGGCTCTTACGTCATACGTTCGTGTTTCGGATGAAGCTGGTTCTGCGTAGTAGGCCATGGTCAAACTGTCACGATCAGTAGTGGTTGAAAGAAACTTGCGAAAACTTGTGACAGTAAACGCGCCTTCAATAGCAAGGTCGAAATAGATGGTTGTGTTTGACTGATCGACTGACATGTTGCGGCAAGTAAAGAAGATGCCGTAACTCCGGCCCGTCACCACATCAACAGTTACGGATGTGATGTCTTGATTTGATGTCGTCAACGAAACATCGGTGGTGTTGCTATCCGATGCAATCACGCCGCCTGGCAAAGCGTTCATTTCTGCGGCGGTCAGTACTTGGCCGGAAGTAAATGTGCCTGGGACTGCCATAGGTGCTCCTTATCCTAGAACATTCGATGCATCGAGCACACCATAGGTGACATCGTCCAAGATGAGCTCGTAAACAATCGTGGTGGGGCTTGTGTAGAACCTGACGACATGGCCGGCGGTGGTGTCGATCCGATGTTCGATGCCTTCGACCGCGAGTTCCTGGGCGAGCTGCGTAGTGGTGGCGCCGTTGATGAACTCTTTCTCGATTGAGATGGTGTCGCCGATGTCGACGGTGGAGATCGTGTCGCGTTGGCCGTCGGTGAGCTGCGCGAACGCGACCTCGACCGCGGTGAACGTCGGTTCGGGGTAACCGTTCAGCAGGTAGTCGGCAAGGTCTTGTGCGTCGGCGTCGGTGTCGAGCAGGCTTCCGGTGATCGACAAAGTTTGGATGAAATAGTCGCCTTGGCTAGCCGTGTCTGATGCGGTCTTGAACTTGTTGTTGATTGTCTGGACAAATACCAGGTTGACGACTTTGTCACTCCCGAACGAGATGTCGACGTTGCGGTACGGATAGTTCGTGCCGTCATCATGAAACGCGACAACAGGACCTGACAAGGTTTGACCGATGCGCTCCTGGAACGTCAGCACGCCTTCACGGTCGACAAACAGTCGGCCGCGTTCTGCGGCGTTGACGAGCCGCAGGTAGTCGAGGGCAATGGTGCCGAGCTGAAGGTTGTAGTCGCCGCCGCCGCCAACTTCGACGGTTCCGGTGGCGATGTCGCGGGCCGCGCCGGACGGATAATCGACCTCGGCGAGATCTAGGACGGCGTTGATGCGGGCGCCGGTGTACTGCTTTGACACGCTGTTGTCGTCTAGGATGGCTTGGGCGAGCAGATAGAAGTCGTCGGCGCAGGTGACGTCGACGGTGTCGTTACCGTCGAGACCGAAGTTATAGGTGTAATCGACGACACGGCCGGCGAACAGGAGCTCGTTTTCACGTTTGAGTCGGACTTGCCGCATTGGTGCGAGTCCTGGCTCTGTGTTCGTGGTGTCGTAGTAGGGGCCTTGGTTGGCGAACGGGTTGAAGACGCCGCCGGCGGCGGTGTCGTCGAGCACGAAGTTCATGATGCCGGTTTGGAA